GGTTTCCCTGACCTGGGAGTTTATCCTTAAATTTATCAATGTCATTATTTACTCCTTTCCTTTTTTATTTTTTTTTTTCTAACTATCGCCATTACGTCAAGAGACGTCGAGTGGTGAAGGTCATTATTCATTCTCCCAGGTCTGGAAAACTTTCTTATTAAAAGAGTTAACATGAAAAAAAAACAAACAGAACCAACAGAAATTATTACATTACAGGATTTAAAAGATCCTAAAATACTATCAGATAAGATTGAAGAGTTTTATCTTACAAGTAAAAGTTTTCCAAGGACACCTCATCATCTTTACAAGTTTTTGGGGGTTGATTTCTTTACTGTTATGGAACTTGAAGTTGATCCTGAAATAAAGAGAATCTTTGACATTACAAGAGGTAATCTTTACACTGAAATAATAGATTTTGGATTTATGACAGATAAAAGTTTTGCCAAGTATTATTTAGATAGATACCCTGAAAATTCAGGTAATATAAGTATTTCAAATGGAACAACTGTAGTGATAAATCTTGATAATACTCCAGGGTATGATTTGGAGGATTTGGATTGACATTAAACCTACTTCCACATCAATTTAGTTTACTAAAAGATGATACAACAAAAATACTTGGTTTAGTTTCAGGATTTGGCGCAGGAAAGACATGGATAGTTGCAAGGAAAGCAGTCGATTTGATTATTAAAAATCCAGGTTGTGATGGAATAGTCACTGAACCTAACTTCCCTCTTTTGAATCAAATCCTTATCCCTGAACTTAAAAAAGCATTACATGAGTTTGGAATACCTTATGAATACAAATCAGGTGATTCTATTTTTGAATGTCAAGTTCAAGATAACATTAAAGGTTCTTTAACATTCGGTAAAGTAGTAAAAACAAGAATTATTGCTAAGTCAATGGAAAGTTATGATAGACTTATTGGGATAAATGCTGCTTGGGTAATAATGGATGAGTTTGATACTGCTAAGTCTGAACTTGCTTACAATGCTTACATAAAACTTCTTGGTAGGATAAGGGTAGGTAATAAAAGACAAATGGTTATTGTATCTACCCCTGAAGGATTTAAAGCATTTCATAGGATTTTTGTTGAAGAAAAAGATGAAAATAAAAGGTTAATAAAAGCAAAAACTACTGATAATCATCATTTACCTGTTGATTACATTAAAACGATGAGGTCACAGTATCCTAAAGAACTTATTGATGCTTATTTGAATGGTGAGTTTGTAAATCTTACTCAAGGATCAGTTTACAGTAAGTATGATAGATCAAGAAATGATACTTTTGTAGTTGATGATGGTCAATCTGAACTTCACGTTGGAATAGACTTTAACGTTGAACACATGAGTGCTGTTGTATGTCTTTTCAAAGATCAGAAGTTGTATGTAGTTGATGAATTCAAAGATTATTTTGATACACCTGATCTTATTGAAGCTATTCTTCAAAGGTATGATGATAGAGTTATTTATGCTTATCCTGATGCTTCAGGTAAGAACAGAAGTTCAAATGATGCTTCCGTTACTAATCATAAGTTATTACGTCAAGCAAACTTTAAAGTAAGAGTAAACTCAAGAAACCCAAATGTTCAAGATAGAATAAATACAGTCAATGCAAGACTTAGATCAGCAGATGATGATACTCATTTGTTTATCAATTCTTTGAAATGTCCAGAGTTAGTAAAAGGTTTAGAACAACAAGTTTATGATAATGGTAAACCTGATAAGTCTCAAGGGATTGATCACCAATTAGATGCTTTAGGTTATGTGGTATCATTCTTATTACCTCTTACTTTCAGTAGAAAGGTTCGTAAGACAACTTCTTATGTTCCTCATGTAAATAAATAGTTGGATAGAAAGGGGTTTAAAATGAATAGAATTAAAGTATATTTATTATGTTTACTTATCTTTACAGGATGTCAAAATCCTTTCAAAGTAAATCAAAGATCAGTAAACTTGAGTTTTATTGAAAAAGATGAGTGTCAGGAGTGCCAGGAGTGTGAGGTGTGTGAGGAGTGTCCATCTGATACTAAAGATAGTTTAGATGCTTCTTTATGGGATATTACAGATAGAATAGATACTTCTGATGTTATTCTCAACCATTACATTGATGGTGATAAGTTTGAAGAAAACATAGCAGATGTTATTGAGGTAAATAATAAAATAGGAACAAAGAACATTATCACTTTACCTCCTTACGATGGAAAGGTTATTGAACATACTATTATTGTTCAGTTTAAACAAATAAAATAACCGTTGACATGACGGTAGAAAGGAAAATAAATGGAAAATCTTTCAAGAGGTGATACAGATACTTACACAAAAGAACAGTTACATGAAGCGTTTAGTATAGAGGTTCAACATAGAAAAGTTCAAGAGAAGATAATGAACCAAAAAGAACATGAAATTGCTAAGTTAAGAGCACAGGTAAAAAGATTAGATAATCTTATTGCAAGTATGGATTCTTACATTGATGTTATTTTAGAGGCACATTTAAGATTACACATTGAAAAGTTTGTTGGGATTGTTGAAGGACCTGGAGAACCTGATGCTTCTTTAGATTATTTTTTCAATCATCCAAAACATCATACTCTTTACACTGAACATGGAGGGTATATTTGTTATGTTGAAGAACCTGATTGTTTATTTGTTGAGTTTATGTGGCACAATAAAAAATACAAAAGAGCAGAATTAAATGATCATAAAAAACATTTATTTGAACTTTATGAACAAGCTAAAGTTATAAATAAACCAATAAGGTATACAGGAACAACGAATGTCTTACGTAATCATTCTGAAGAACTTGAACCTGGTCTTTGGCAAGTGAGGTTGGATGATTATTTCGATGATCAAATCCTTAAATACAAAACAAATAAAGGGTGTAAACCCGATTAATAGTTAAATAACTAGAAAGGATACGTTATGGGAGGATTATTTGGAGGTGGATCAGTAGTTGCACCAGTTGCCCCCATTCAAGATAACTCAGCACAGATTTCCCTTATGGAAGAATACAGAAGACAAAATGAAATGTATTTGGAACAACTTAAACAGTCTAATGAGGCGGAAATACAATCTGATTTAGCGGCACAAGAAAACTTAAAAGAAATTGAAGCTCAAAGGGCGAAAGAGGAAGCTGAAAGAATTGAAAGAGAAAAGAGAATAAAAAAAGAAAAACGTGATCTTCTTTACATGAACGCATTAGGCGTTGAAGATGATGACGATGATCCAATGTTATTACTAGGAGGTTATTAGTATGGGTGGTAAATCAAGTGCTCAAAAACAAATGGAAGCTCAAAATGTTAAACAAATGAAAGAAAATGAAAGAATAAAAAAAGAAAATGAGCTTAGGTTAAAAGAACAAGAAAGACTTAACGAGAATTTCAGAAGAAAACAATCTTATGAAAATGCTTTACAAGAAAGAGAGTCAAAAGCAGTTAAAGAGGCGATAAAAGCAAGAGATACTGTTTGGGATGAAAGAATAAAGTTATTCAAAAATGCTAAAAACCTTCTTACTAACTTTGAATTACAGGAAAAGATGAGGTTATTAAAGGCAAAAAAAGGTCAAGGTCAAGTTAAACCTGAAGATGAAGCTATTACGGGTGAAGATAGACAAAATGCTATTGATCTTATGAATAAACCTGAAGAGTATTGGAAAAACCTTGCTCAGGAAAAGTATGATCAGACTTACAAATCTATCTTTGATAGTATTACAGTAGATGAACCTACTTATCTTGAGAAAGAAGAACCTAAAACTCCTGCATCATCAACAAAACCTAAACCTAAAGGTCTTATTGGTAATAATACAGGAACAAGAAAAGGTTATTACAATCCTTGGGGTCAAGATTCAGTAAGGAATAATCAACCAGGTAAACCAGGTAAAATGGGTATTGACGATGTTTAAAGGATTGTTATGAAAAATAAAAAAGTAAATCCATTATCTTATGAACAGATAATGAAAAGAGTTGAAGCCGCTGAAAATAATAAAACACGTTGGAGTGATTATTTAGAGGATTGTTATGATTATTTCTTACCTCAAAGAAACTCATTTCAAAGTGAACCAGGTCAAATAAAAGAAGATAAAGTATTTGATTCAACTGCTGTTGATGCTCTTTCTGATTATGCTTCAAGGATGGAAAGTCAATTGGTTCCTCCTGGTAGACATTGGATGATACTCGAAGCTGGTTCAGACATTCCAAAGGATCAAAAAGAAAATATTGATAAACAACTTGAAAATATGACTGAAATAGTTTTCAATCACATTAACAGTTCTAACTTTAGTTCACAAATAAATGAATGTTTCCTTGATTTAGGTATTTCAACTGGTGCTATCATTATTGAAGAAGGTGATGGTATTCAAAGTTCATTACACTTTAGATCAGTTCCATTATCAGATATTCTTATTGAAAGAACTCAAAAAGGAATAGTTGATACAGTTTTTAGAAGAATTTCAGTGCCTTATTCAGACTTTCCGACACTTTTCCCAAAAGCATACAAAGATTTATTAGATGGTGTTCCAAGAGAACCTTCATCGTTAGATAAAAGTGTAGTTGGAGGACCAGGTAAAGGTTTAGGGTTAGGATTGGGATTTGGTCCAGGTCCTGATGTTGCTAAAGAAATACTTGATAAAATAAAAAATAAACCACAAGAAGAAATAGAACTTATTGAAGGTGTTGTTTACAAACAATCATTCCCTGAAGAAACTTACGCTTCTGTTTTAGTCTATGAAGGTAAGAAATGTGTTCTTCAATACTCTGAAAGTGATTCAAGTCCTTGGGTAGTTTTTAGAGAACAAACAACTCAAGGTGAAACTTATGGTCGTGGAAGAGCGATGAGATGTTTAGGAGATGCTAAAACTCTAAATACAGTTATGAGGTATTACATAGAAACTTGTGAGTTATTAGGTAATCCTATTTACACTGCTGTTGATGATGGAATAATCAATCCAAATACTATTACTATTCGTCCAAAAACTGTTATTCCTGTTGGAACAAGTGATACTATTCAAGCACTTCCTATTTCAGGTCACCCTGAACTTAACATTGACTTAATACAAAGATTACAGGATAGTATTAGAAGAACAATGCTCAGTAAACCTTTTGGTCAAATAGATGAAACACCTGTTAGAACAGCAACTGAAATGACTATTAGAAATGCTGATCTTGCACAAACTACTATGAGTGCTTCAGGTAGAATCCAAAGTGAATTACTTGAAAGAGTAATAAAAAGATGTGTTTACATTCTTAAAGATAATGGTAAATTACCTGAATTCAAAGTTAACGGTAAAGAAGTAAAAATAAAATTCACATCTCCTAGTTCAAGACAACAAGATGCTGAAGATTTAGCAACAACTTTAAGATTTATGCAAATAATAGAAAATCTACCTCCTGAACTGATTCAAACTACAGTAAAAATTGAAGACATTCCAAAATACATAGGTAATGTTTTAGGAGTTTCTAAAAGTCTTATCAGAGACGATCAAGAACAAATGTTAGTTCAAAAGAAAATGATGGAAATTCAACAACAACTACAATTAGAAGAAAATAACAAAGGATAAGACAATGTTTAATACAAACCAAGGGTATGTGAAATACATTTCAAATGATAATCAAACTCATTTTATTTTTACTTTTAAAATTTATTATGACTCTGACATTATTGTTTATTACAAAAGTGTTTCATCACCTAAT